GTGAACTCCGCCAGCTCTAGTAGTGCATTGGAGCACGATGGAGCAGCACCGATAGACCAGGACTCACCCGTCTTGGTTGGCTGTGAAATCCCGAGCAAAATGGAAATGCTCGAGAAAATAGCAGAAGACGTGTCAGATAAACCAGGATTGGTTTGGTCTGAGGCGCTTGGTGAGACGACGGTGCATTGTAATATGTGTCATGTAATGGGGCGGTTAAAAGATCACAAGCACGGTGGTGCTTGGAGATTTATGAAACCTGTCTCTCCTGGCACGCGGTTGCAAACAGCTCTTGCCAATCTCTGGAGTAAGGTTGATGATCAGTCAGAGAGAAATGGGCAAAAGATAAGCGCTGAGATAGCTTTTCAACGAAAAGAGAAGCCTTGGTACTCTGGTTTAGCGGAGGTGCTTGATAAGTATCCTGCTGCTCTGCCAGTTGTGCTCATAGTTGTTTTTGGATTATTGGTGTGGTTTACACGCAGCAAGAAAAAGGAGCGAAAAGAGGGATGGTTCAGTGAACCGGACAAAGAAGGCGAGGGGTGCTATCATGCGCTCGATTGTCCTTTGGCCCTGGCCGGTAAACCGATAAAATCCAATTGGAAAAATAGCTGCCACACTAGATGTGGTGGTCATCGCTGTCATCACTATGCTGAGTGTGATCCGCGCAAGCGGGAAACCAAGGAAGCTGTCTCAGGTACGTGTATGTGTTCAGGTGACAGGCCTTGCAATGCGGGTATGAAAATAAACCTGTACTGTAATGATCCGGAGTGCGATAAAGCAATGTATTGCTCGCACGCCGGTGCCACGGTTGAGCGTTGTATCCAGTCGTATAAAAAAGAGCAGGAGAAGTACTATAAAAAATTTGAGACAAAAGAGAGGGGTTCGTCGAATGCTAGGAAAATCGCTATGGCGACGCGAACGCGTCAATGGAGCAAGCGTCATTATGATGCTAGCTCTGAAGACTCTGATGCGTCTGAACAAGGGGTTTTCTATACTGACGAGCTTGGTAATCAGGCGCGTAGAATGGGAAAGCATGCACAACGTACTGCCGCCAACCGCATGAATATGATCATGCGTGGGGGTGGTGGCGGAGACCATGGAGACCGTAAGGAATCACAGGTGAGATTCGTGATGCCAGGAGAGTTTGAGGATATTGATGTGGCTGAAATTAATGCAAAACCACATGAGTATGTCAATGTCCTGCTGCCTCCAGGCTACGTGTTTGAAAGAGCTTATGTTTCTGAGGATAAGGAGAAATGTACTAAGCCGAATTGTGACAAGAAGTGCGGAAGTTTTCACTCTGTGGCAAATTCACAGAAGAAGAAAGTTAAGTCACACGAACGCACTTTAGATAGAGCTGAGGGTAACTCAGTATCTATTAAGTGCGCGTATTGCACATCGGTGTTCTCTGTTCTGCAGAGTCGTTTGGATAATTTGAGAAGAAAGTTTGGTGATGGATTTCGTATGCCAAATCGCTGTGCTCAATGCAAGTTGCCACAAGGAGAGAAGAAGGAGGCCATAACTAATGGTCCTCGTGTTTATCCAAATGATGTGGCGAAGTGCATGGGCTGGGTGGTTGCTCCACGTAATGATGGTAAATTTAATAATATGAATGCTACCTTTGCGTGTAACGGAGTTTTTGTCAGTGAGCATCTTTTCAAGCATAATGATTCTGAAGAGATACCAACGATAGATGATTGTATTCTGTACTGGATGCCACCG